CTCGAATTGCTTCATCCATTGTTCGCACCTAATGCCGTGGGATTGAACAATTGCGCGAATTGCAAAAGCGTCTGCGGCAGACCCATCCCTGGAGCATTCCCTCCGCCGAGTTGCGGATATTGCACGTTCGCATCCGTCAGGTTCCCAAAAGGATTAAATTGCAACGCCTGATTCTGCTGTGGGCGCTGGAACATACCCCCGATGAATGTGGCGAGGTTCTGCCCATACGACGGATCGAAGTTCCCGAAGCTGGTAGGCCGCACGGCTTGCGCCGCCATAGGATCATACGGTCCCGGAGCTACTGGCCCTGAGCCTGTCGTGGCGCTGTCTGCTGGGCCTTGGATCGGTCGCGGCTGCAATGGTCCTGCGCTCATGCCTTGAGTTGGGCCTCCGAACATAGAGCCAAGGTTGCTCGACAAGTCGCTGGCATTCCCGAGGTAGAAGTTGTTCGGCATTAGATTACAGGGTGTATTCCATCTTTATCGTTAATTGGACCAATCGCTCTTTCTAGTAAGTTCTTGGCATATGTTTCATAGAATCTATACATTGCCAAGTCTTCTCTACGCTGTCTATAAAGGTCAATTTCCGCCATTATCGGCCCGAACTCTTTAGCATTGGCTTCGCAAATACAACTAGCAAGTTCCGGCAAATGCTGACCGCACCAGTAGCAACGATTTCTATGGACCATACTCACCTCGCAACGATCTGGTCATACGAAACTTGATAGCCTCTCAGTTCATAAAATCCAGGCCCCGAAGGGAAATTGCACTGAATCTGGAACCGCCGCCCTTTCACTGGTTTCAACCCCCCAAACCGAAATACCGAAGGCGAATACTCCAAAGCAAACACCTGATTAGGACTGTCCACGCCAGGAACCAAGCTAACCGGATTAGCCTGGACGCCGAGGACGAATTTATCGTCATCGTAGCAAAGTATAGACCAGCTCCATCCCTGTGAGGCAAGATTTTTAGGCAACTGATTGGTGGTTACGCGCATCCAGCGGCCTGTCTTAATCAGTTCCGGGTCTTGGTTACCGAGGGCATGGAGAGTCAGTTGTGGGCCTGGTACGGATTGTTCTGCGCTCACAGTGTAGTAGGCTGGTTGCCAATCAAGATCGGTAATCAGATCAATGTCTCCAGCCAGAAGGTGATTCGTACTGTTGGCATCAAAGGCCGCTTCGATGGCTTCGCAGTTCGTGTTGTAGAGATACCAGGAGGGCTGATTTGTCGCCATGTCGAACGTGAAGAAGGAAGGCTGGCCGTTTGAGGATAGCAAGTCGAGGTCAAGGGCGCAGAGTTGATTGTTGAAGGCAGACGTATCGAGGGCAATGGCGAGGACTAGCCAATTCCTATCTCCAGATTTGTAGTTCTTCATCTTGGCGAATGCCAGCCGCGTGCCGTTGATACGATTCAAGATATCCTGGATCGGTTTGCCGATGTTCTTTGGTGCGTAATGATCGGTGAACAGCCATACCTCCCGGTCGCTTGAAAGCCAGAAAGCTCCCAGGCTCGTAACTGCTGTCGCGTACGCAGATGCGCTTCCAATCCTGTACGGAAGTCTCTGAATCGCCGCTCCTAGCTGCTGCGGGTTGGCAACCGTATTATCCGTCAACTGGCCTGTAAGCTTGAACATCTCCTGCCGATTGGACCACAGGATGAATCCGGTAGGAAGATTCGCTGTGCCGTTAAGTTGCCCATCGCCAATCGGAAGCGTGACTTGATTGAGTGGGGCATAGGATTCGGGAGGCTGCCCCACAACAGTAGCTTCGATATTTGAATAGAAGAACGATTGAGGAGCGCCGGCTACGCCATAGTTGATTCTTCGGCCCTGGTATTGGTCCTGGAAAGAACCAATTGGCGGTGGCACGTTTTGAATCTGGGCAATCTCGTTTGTGAACGGCGTATTGGGAGGTTCCGACGGTGCAGTATCTACAAAAGTCAAACCTGCCTGTGACACGCCACCAAGGTTCGGAAGGAATGCGTTCCTCGCAATCCGCAAATAAACCGTGCCCCCATCCCCAGTAGCGTATAAGCGCAAATGCGTGACTTGCCTATCGTAGATTTGGAATAAGTCCCCTCCGGCTGTGTGGGGTGAGTTGAGGGCTAGAGTGAGCTGTGTGGAGCTTTGCACGCTCGCAACATCCCCGAGAGTTCCAAAACCATTTACCCAAAGAGCGCGTCCCACCCATGCGGAGGTAAAGAACGTGTTTACGCCAGTGACAATCGCGTTCGCGGAGTTATAGGTAACCGTCCCCGGTTGAATGCAGTTGATTGTTCCATATTGAGTGCTGTAAGCCACATACTGAGAGGCCGGACTTGGAGGACCAAGATGCCCTGTGTTTGCATTCTCCCAGGCATATTGATAGGATCGGCCAACAGTTTTTGTGATTCCCACGGTCGCAGTCCCACTTCCGCTTGTGGCATCAGGGCCGATCTGGTTGGCCGTAAAACTTGGGGAAGATACGGTCAGCATTTGGAATGCAGTCCCAGTGGCGGAGTTGAAGCCGGTGTCTGTCACTCCAGCGACCGTGAAATAATTTCCTACCACGAAATTCCCAGGCAATCCGGCATTCGCCGTGAAAGTCACGACATTGGAAGTGCGCGATGCCCCATTCGGTGCCGCTAATAGAGTTACCGTTGATCCTGTGGATAAACTGATACGCGGAGCAGCGTCAGGGGCATCAATCCCGTCAAGTTCTAGCGTCGGCACTCCAGCATTGTTGAATATCTTGCTGCGTGCAGAGCCGTTAGTTTGAAACACCATTCCCGCGCCGCCGATGCCTAAGCGTATGAATGGGCCAGTGAGATTCCAAGCGGACAACAAAAATAAGCTCGTCGCCTGCAAGCTGACCTTTGTAGCCGTATGTGCCGCCATGTCGAAGAACCAGATTTGGCCGCTCGTATCGAAGAACAACCAAGGATTCTGAAGCGGGAAGTAAACTCCAAACATGCTCGCCATGCGGACTGAAGTAATCGAATAACCTGAAGTTGTGGAATTTAGAAGCGGTGCCCATCGTGCCCGTCGGACTGCTCCGTGCAACCCAGAGTAGACGTTGAATGTAGGATCGGCCCAGAACTGGGGACTCAGAAGTTCAGGATTTGAATACCCATTCCTTCCGCCAGTGAGACTCGACAGGGTAATGGTCTGTGTCCCCTGCTGCTGAGGGGTTGCCTCAAATTCCTGCTCCGCGCGTCTGCGAGTTGTCGGCATTAGCGATTCACCGCCGTACCTGGATACCGCAAGACAGACATCGGGAACCTGCGTCTGCGAGGAGGCTCTTGTCGCTGCCGAGTCATCACGCCGTCCCGCATCGAGTCAAGCGCCGTCTTCGCTCGCGCTGTCCAATACGCTAGTCGTGGGTCGCTACCAGGAGTACTCATCACGTTGCGCGTAGCAAGCGTGGCAATCGTGTCGTGGTAGCCGTCTGGGATGTCGGGAACCATTGCGAGCTGATAATTGGAGGCGCTTGCCGCTGGCGTGATTGCCTGGAAGGTGCTCAGCGACGTATCGCTTGCGACGGACTTGACCTGGTAGGTCTGCGCCCCGGCCACAAGCAATTCGAGTCCAATGTCCACATCGTCGTCTGCGATGGGAAGACCACCTTGGAAATCAGGAGCCACGGCTTGCGTGAAGTTGGTTCCTATGCCTGTGACGACCGCCCCAGAGTTCGTGATTGTCCCGTTCGAGAGAATAGTGAGCGGAAGAAACAAGAACGAATAGACAACTTCAAATTGCGTTCCTACTGGGAACACATTGCCAAACTTGACGCTGCCCTTGCCGAGTAGAGTATAAAGGTAAGGCGCTCGCGTCTGAGCAACCTGCGGCGTGTTCTGTGAGATGGACAGCAATTGGGGATCATTCCAAGGTCGCGGATTCGCCGGAATGAAGTTTGTGTCCGAAGGCTGAAGGACGCGGATACGATCAATCTGAAAATAGCGATTTGAGAGCACGCTGGTCAAAGCCGCATTCCCATTTCGCAGGAAATCAAACTCAGAGGCCAGAGTTGCCGTGGTGATTGTTTTTATGTCTGTGAAGTAGGAATCTTCGAGCTGCGTAATGGCGTCCCAACATTCCTGGTAGGCGTCATTAATCTCGTCCAAAAGTTCGGCAGCATCGTACCCAGGCAAGCGCCGATTGACACGATTGAGGATTGCTTGCGCATTCATGCATGGCCTTTATCGTTTCGGTGCCGGTGCTGTCAACTTCGCCACTTCAGCCGCTACCAGTTGCGCCAAGAATTCCGGGTCAACCTTCTGCTCGATCACGATGGGCTGTTGCTGGCTCGTGTCTGCGACCTTCTGCACTACGTCGGGAGGCTTTAAGCCGAGAATCCTGTAGCACTCCATTTCGTAGGTGTTCGGTATCCACCGGCCAGGACCGCCTTGCATCTTGGTGCGGAACTGTTCCTCGAAGCGGTTGACGAACATGCGCCGCAGTTTCAAGTTCTGCTCGTTGGCGTCGTGCTCGATCTTCTCGCGCTCCTTGTCGGTAATCCTGTCGAGGTCAGCGCAAGCGATGCCGCGTAGTCGAAAGTCTCCAGTCAATCGCTCGGCCACTTCGCGTCCCGTATGGACGCTCTCTCTACCTTCTCCAGCAGCATCAATCCAAGACTCATAACGAGTGAGCTTGTAGAAGTCTTCGAGCTTCGTCCATTGCTTCGCTTTGAGAATGACCTGGATTCCGAGCGCCTGCCGGTAGTCGGTCATGCAGGTGTTGTCTTCATCCCACTTGGGAAAGTCCTCTGCCGAATAAACGTTCCAACTCAATTCACACCTCCGAAAGCCTTGTCCCAATTTTGGGCATAAGCTCTTGAATAGCCTACCGTCGACTTCCGAATGTGCAGTCCCGCAAATGCAACCTGCTCCGCAGCGTCAAACCATTCCTGGTCCTGGCTGTGCTCCCACGCTTTGCGGGCGTTGTCGCGTTGATCTCGGTAGAAGCCGATGAACACGTCCGCATCCCGTTTCTCAGGACTGCCTACGTCGAGAATCTTTAAATCAAAATCTGTGACGCCATCCTGTTCCGTCGTGCGAGCGACATATTCCTGCCCCTGCACATTCGTACCAACGATGTCGAGCTTGCCGTCAGTACGCTTGCGCGTCTTTAGTCCCTTGGGCAGATCGGGCATTAGACTGTGTTGAATATCCCAGGCTGAGATGCAGGCGCTCCAGCAATGTCGAAATTTGTTACGGTGCCAGAAGCGGCAGCCAGAGCGGTCGAAAGGGCAGCATTCTGAGCCGCTGTCAGTTCGAGCCATGTGACGAGAAATTGACCGGCAATTGGATTACCGCCGCGCACCTCCAACCTGACAGCGCCGCTACCGCTCGCCAAGTTTGTTACTACAAGTCTTTGGGTAACAAGATCGGCCATAATTCCTCCTAAATCGAATTGCTTACGCCAATCAGTAGCGAGTTTGCTTCCGCATAATTCAAGGATGTTGAGCTGCCTGTGGGCTGCGAAACCACCACAATGATGTCGCCAGCCGCCACGTTCGCGGCATTTGCCCCACTGACGAAAGTGACGTGCAAGCCGGTGCCGCTGTCTACAGTGTTAATGGAAACGATGGTCAGAGGGGCATCCGGCTCTCCCGCCGTGGCAATGCCAATCCATTGGCCCGCTACAAGACCAGCAGTGGCGTCTAGCGTGAATGATGTATTGTTGGCAGCAGCCAAACTCACAGTTTGATTCGATTCGTACAGCACTGGAGCGGTGGTCCCAATCTGGCCTGCGAGTTTCAGGGCGTCGGCAGCAGGAATCTCCAAATCAGCCACAAGCCATTGGTTCCCGGCATTGCCGCCGAATACCTGGAGACGCACAGCGCCGCCAGCAGCTAAGGTGGTTGCTGTAATCCCCGATGCGATCAAATCTGCCATTCGTGTCTCCCTACAGCAGAAGTAGAAGTCCAGTTACGCTAAATTGATTCCCAGCACCACCGGCTGGAGCCGGAGAAAATGAGAGCGTCATAATTTTCCCTCTAGAATCAAGACTGGCAGAGGGCGAATAAGCTGTGGATAGATTTTGAACGGCAGTAGCGACAATTTTAGCGGGATTAAATCCACTAGCTACGAAGTTAGAACTACCTGGAGTATCGGCATAAAAGATAGCATCGCTTGTCAAATCAATCGCAATGCTCGTACTGGTGCCATCGCCTTGCAGTTGAACGCTGAAATTTAGTGCTGTTTGGATAGCCAAGTATATTCTCCTTTAGCCGATCCTCGCATATATGTCGAAACCAGTTGCAGTGCCAAGCGTTACGGTTGTAAAGTTCATCCGAAGTTGCCCATTCCCGCCCATTCCAGAAACATCAAGCGCCACTGGCGCAGAAGAAACCAAAACGATACCAGAATAAGCGCATAGAGTTTGCGGTGTCGCTACAACCAACTTGTTGAATATCCCAAATGGGGATGCCCCATTGATCGAACCTTGTGGAGCTTGGGATATTTCTAAGCTGAATTGCGTTGTAGTGACGGTTCCTCCTACTGGGACAAGGCTGAATACGATAATACCTCGGTAATTTGCGGCTTGTGGGGGAAGGCCAAAAGAGGCCATTGCCCCGGTCGTGTTGATTGCTCCTCCCGCAGCAGCGTAAAGAGCTTCGTCAACACCTAATCGCAGCGTCTTCGCAAGTAGAACAGCGTTTGCCATCAGTGACCAAAGGCTATCAGCGTGGCGCTAATACCAGCGGCGCTGGCAGTGTTCGCTATTTCTGTACCAGCCGCCGCATAGAATCGCAGGTTCCCCGTCACGCTATCAGGTTGAACGTAAGTTCCACCTGCTGCGCCATTCGCAGCCAGGTCCGACCCAACATAGTAAGCTGTAGGAACCGATGGACCAGTGTTTCCAGTGAGAGGGCCAAAGTCGCTCGTAGCAGCGAAAGCATTGAGCGAGAACGTCGCTGGAGTGATCGGATAGCCGATTGTGCCGCCCGTATTGGGGTAGCTAGAGTCTCCCGTCACCTTGATAATGACGATGAACTCGGATGGCTGCAAAGCGAATTTCAGCAGGTTTACAACTGTTAAAGCCATTCATCACCCCTTTTCTGGGTAGTCGGAATCCTTTGAGGACAGCGGTCCATTGACCTTGTTGGAGCTTGATTCGCCAAGGTCTTTGATGGCATCGCTCGCAATCTTGCTTGCCCCGCCATCGGGAATCTGCCCGTAGATTGCCTTGCCACTTCCTGAATTTTCTGCCATCGGTGTTCTCCTATCTGAGATTTTCCAAGTTGTTCTTGGATGTCTCAGGGCCAGTGGACTTTTCCTCTTTGCCCGTGGCCCCGAGTCCGCGCATAGACTTCAGCCCAATGTCCGCGATTTCCTTGCCCTGCTTCTCGTGGGTTTCGAGATCAGGGCCGTAGATGCAGCAATCGGAACCTTTGCCTTTTGCCATGATGAGTAACCTCGCTACCCACTCCAATCAGTAGCCACCGGCCACGCCAGAAGCGGGCACGCCAAGTCCTGTGATTGCAGTGTTTGCGTTCGGGAAGTGACACCCGAGGTTGCCACGGAACTCAAGGAACGCCTGGAACGCATCGGTCCACACGCCCGAGGCATTGACCACACGATTCAGGATGGAACCTGTCCTGTCGTCAAAACTCAGCTTACGGGCCGTCACCTTGAGCATGGAATCCTTGTTGACGAAGTACAGCGTGTCGCGGGGAGCGTCGGTGTCGATGACCCAGGGCACACCTTCAAACTCGTAGGCGGTATAGCCCAGGTCCATCTTCATCGCGGTTCCATTGAATTGCTTAAGCGTCCAGCCCATGTCGGCATAAGCGTGAAGTTGTGCGCCGTGCGACCAAATGCGCAACTTGTTCAGGCTGACCGCGCCGCGAGCTTGTTGGATCAACCAGATGCCGCGCCGCAAATGGTCGCGGGTCAAAGCCGGAGTTCCTGTAAGCGGAATGACGTTGGCGTTATATTGCGGGTTATTCGCCCGATTGACGTTCTGAAAGTTGGTTGCGAACGTCCCGTTGTCGATGATGACCTTGAGACCGCTCATGGCTTTGTTGAACGAGTCGGCAGAGCCGGAAGCTGCGCCCACCGAGGACACGATGGCATCACCTACCGCCGTAGCTGTGGCAGCCGAAGCAGGCCCAATCGTAATGGTGACGTTGCCGCCAGCAGACGTGTTTTGGATGGTGCCAGCCGCGCCCAAGGTGTTTTGGACGCTGACGATCTGCGCCGAATACTTCACCGGGGTAGTCGTCCCGGTGTAGACGTTGATGAACTGGCCGGGGCGCAGATAGCGTGCGCCGTCGCCGGTCCCCGTCACGTCGAGTACAGTGTTTACTGTAGTGGACGGCGTAACCGTGTTGTTCATCTTCCCGAGAATGCCGGTACCGTCAAGGAAGGAGTAGATGTTCAATTCCTTGATGGCCTGGACGACGCCATTGCGGATGTTGAACCCCATAGACTTGACGTAGTTCGTCGCATCTCCGCCGCCTCCGGCATCAAGTGCGGCGCCAGTGAACTGAATGGTCTTGGCGTAGGAGTAGAAGCCAACCAAAGCGCGGTTGACCTTTTCCGAGTCGCCGCCAGGGAGAGCGCCTCCATCGGCGTACCAGGTGTGGGCACCGTTGGGTGCCATGTGAACAGGGATTTCTAAGCCCCTGTTCGAGATCATGGTTCCAGTGCCCTCGAAGACATCATTCCAGAGGACGGGGGCCGTATTGAATTGCTTGTCAACCCTGGGTGCGAAAACGATCTTGAAGATAGGATCGGCTGCGGTCAGGTCAAACTGTGGCATTGTGGGCCTGCTTGGTTAGCAAGCCCCTGCTGATTACCTGGAAGCCTTCATAGCGGCCTGTAAATCTTTGACGAGTCCCGTACTGCCCCAAATGGGGTCTTCATTCGGATTTTGCTCAGTCGCGCCGTTGACGTTCTCGGCTGCGGGAACAATCTCTTTGCCGCCTCGCGCCTCGACAGTAGCGCGTCTTTCGTGCTCTTTTTCAGCAGAGGCTCTAGTATCAGCAGTTACCAAGGCCGAAGCCTCGGCAAAGTACTTCGCCACATCCAAGTAGATTCCTTGAGCCACGCGGTTGCGGGCTGCGGGGTCTTTGAAGATAAGCTCTTGGGTCTTCAAACGAATGTGATCTTTCGAGTTCTCGGAGACGGTTTCGGGAGCTTTCTTGAGAAGCCCATTGACGGCGTTTTCATAGCCTTCCATCAACTTTGCTTGTTGCTTCTCAGACTTCTCCGCGTTCCGCTCCTGGACCAGATTCGCTAGTTGGGACTGTAAGCTCTTGACCTCGGATTCCAGCCTTGGATCAGTTGAAGTGGTAGTGCTGCTCGCACCACCGTTTGCCGTCTGCTGTTCGAGCCTCTTCCCCTTCACTTCATACCATTCGTCGGAAATCGCTTCGAGAAGATTATCGTAAGCCTGTGGGTCGGCTTTGGCGATTTCCGCAGTCACAAGACGTGGGTTGGTCTTGATTAGCTCGGGAAGCTTTTGCATGAGCGTATTCGCTTGCAAAAGCTGCTGATAGTTCGTCAGCGTGATCCCGGCGTCTGCGAAGGTGCGAAGTGTTTGGATGTCTTGCTCGGTGAATTGGGGAGTTGCGGGAGCTATGACCGTTTCGGTTTTTTGCTCCGTGGCTGCTGGCTTGACCTCGGTTGCGGCAGCGGTCCCAGGTTTTGCAGCAGCTTCCAATTCCGAAAAAGATACAGCTTGGGTAGCCATCGGTTAGATTCTACACCTCTTGTCAAGCAGAATCACTTAGTCCGTCCATTTCGGCGCTTCTGTTGAGAAGATTGCGACATACCGCGCGGACCCACCGCGTGCTGGTTGCCCCCTGGCGGCTGCGGCTGGTGCGGCTTCGCGGCTTGGCCTTTGTGCGCTCGCTCTTGCCGGAACTGCGGGTTATTGTTTGGGTTCTCCTGCTCCCCGCCTTGCTGCTGTTCTTGCTGCGGCTGCATGGCTTGCTGTACTTGCGCCATGTTCGCGGCGTTCTGCATGTGCTGCAAGAAATGCGTGTGGGCCGCTACTTTCACCTGTGGCGGCTGCGGATCGAAGTCATCGGAGTTCATCCACCGCTTGAGGGTTTGGATGTGCGCCATATCGTTCTGCACTCCCAGGATAGGTTGTGGGAACTGGCCGGTTTGCTTGCCGTTCTCAATCTCTTTCTGCTGTACTTTAGTGTCTTCGTTGTAATCGTTCAGATCGGGACTGAGTTGCCACAGTTCCAGAATCTTGCGTTGCACGACTGGCGGCAATTGAGGATTAAACGCACCAGCAGCAATAGCTTGAGTAAGGCCCTGTTGCTTCGTCGGGTCCAAGGGAATAATACTTGCCTTCCACACATAGGAACCAGGCTGTAGCATTTCGCCCCGGAGTTTCTTGAACTCCCAAATACCGTTCGGCCCCATCACCGTCTGCACTCGGTCGTCCAGCCAGTTCTCGCAGGCGAGCTTCGTCATCTGTCCTGCCCATTTCTCCTCCTCTTCCTTGTACATGAGTTGTAAAGGCCCAAGCATCTGCTGATTCTGGGCAATCGCTGTTTGCTGCCCTCCGAAAGTATCAATGCCGGGGACGTGCTGCCCCATCGAGGCGGGACTGATTCCTGAGTGGAATTGCATATCTTGCTTTTTCGCGGCCCGCCATTCCCACACATCCTGCGAGAGCGTGCCCCCCGGAAGCCACTTTACCGTTTGGTCGAGATTCCGCTGGCCCAGGTTCTTCACTTCGATCATGTACCCGGCATCGTTGATGATGTTGTTTTTATCCACCTTCTGCGGATCGCCTAGAAGCAAAGGCAGAGTGTTGTAGTCCACATGCCGCAGAATCAGCCGGTCCACTTCGTCCACAAGCATCTGGTCTGGCAATAGGTCGTCATCACCGTCACCCCAGAACCTACCAGGGACGTGGATATGCTTGAAATGAGTCCAGTGGTCATCCATAGACTCGTCATGGGATTCAAGCAGGCAGTCGTCTGTTTTGGCGGCGTACATGCCACTTGGAAATTTCTCTCGGAGTTCGTCATCGAAGAAATACTGATTGGGGCGTATCCATCCCTGGAGTAGAAAAGACTTGGATTGTGTAACGGCGCGTTCGTACCAGCCGGGATATTGCGTCGGGTCCGAAGGAAGCTCAGGAATCGCTTGCTGGTAGATGAGACCGATGTCTTCGCTCGCATTGACCGTATCCCCAGGCATGTAGGAATCGCCGCCAAACTCAGCCTTGGGGAATGTCGAATGAAGCGATGGTGTATCCACCATGCGGGCGCGGAGCAGGTACGGCGCTACGGTGAGTGTCTTGACGGAGGAGCGGACGTAGACCTCGAACGGCCAGACGACTTCGCAGATTTCTTGACCTTTTGGGTAGGCAGTTTTTCCGACGAGCTTAGGCAGTCTCGCATTATTTGGTGGAGTGTTTTGCGGTATAGCCTTAGCGCCCGGTCCACATTGAGGACAAACTGGCTGCTGCCCCATTCCTTGCATTCCGCATTGAGGGCACTGCCAACTGCCTTCATCTAATTGGACCTCCACATCCTCGTAAACCGGCGCTGTAACGAATCCGTAGCGCGGGTCCACAGAATAATAGCAATACCTAAAGCTATTGCCGTACACTCTAAGATTCGTAGCCTCCATCGCTCGAATCGCATCATAGCCGATGTTCTCCTTTTCGATGGCGAGAGCGGCCCTAGCAGCCTCAGCTACGCCCTGTGCCGTTACGTCTGAGGAGGTGGGCTGGGCGATGAACTCTGGAGCAGTCTGAACGTACATGGCTGCCCCGAAACGAATGTAAGACCGATAGTCATTTGCTGCGAAGGAGTATTCAGCCTGATTAATCCCAATAGAGTCGAACGACATTCCAGTATCAGATAAAAGATTGT